CTGAACCTTCCGCGTGAGCCGCACTGGATCACGCTGGCCGCCGGCGTCCGCCTGCAGGTCCGCCCCGCCACCACCGCGCTCGTCATGGCTGCGCGACATGCCGCCTCCAAAGTGGCCGGTACTGAGACCGCTGCCGCTGGCGAACGCACCGCCACCCTCATCACTGAACTGGCCAAGCTGGCGGTGCTCGCCTGGGAAGGCGTGGCCGACGACAAAGGCAAACCCGCTGCCGTCACCCCAGAAGGCGTGGCCGCCCTGATGGAGCACTGGCTGCTGGCCGATGCCTTCGAGCGCGAATACCTGGCCGGTCTCTACGCCCTGGATTCGGAAAAAAACGCCTAAAGGCCCGCACCGCATGGCACTTCGGTGGTGGGCCGAGCTACTGCAGTGCCTGTCCCGAGCCGTGCCCCGAGTGCCCCTACACCATGAACGCCCCCCAAAGCCTGGATGGCTGGCAAGCCGCCAGTGCGATTGAAGTCTGTGCCAGCCAGTTGCGCATGGCCCAAGGTCGGGTGGTCGGGCTGGACCTGAACGCGTGGATGCTGGCCTGCGAGAGCACCGGGCTGGACAAGGCCACGGCCATTGATCTGTTCCCGGCCGTCGAGGCGGGCCTGATGAGCACATTTCAAATCGACGACTGATTTCCTTCCCCTGATCCGAGTCTTTCCTCCCCATGGCTGAACGCAACCTCTCCATCCGCCTGTCCGTCGTCGATGGCGGCAAGGTAAAAGCCGAGCTGTCCGAGATCGGTGAGAAGGGGGAGCGCTCGCTCAAAAAAATCGAGGCAGCCGCTACCCCGGCGTCCAGTGGTCTGAAGCTGCTGTCCAGCGCGGCTAACGACGCCAAGTTCCAACTGGAAGCCGCGACCGAACGGCTGGGGCTCTTGGGATCGGTGCTCGGCAAGCTCGGCCCTGCCGGTCTGATCGCCGGTGCCAGCATCGCCGCGCTGGGCGTGGGCATCACGGCGCTGGTCATGCCAGTGGCACGCGTAGGCGATGAGTTCTTCAAGCTCTCCCAGAAAACTGGCGTCTCGGTCGAGGCGCTGACCGCCCTGGACTACGCGGCCAAGCTGTCGGATGTCAGCACCGAAGGCCTGACCAAGGCGCTGCAAAAGCTCTCGGTCGCCATGTTCGACACCCAGGTCAACGGCGAAGAGGGCAGCGCCGCTCTGAAGGCGCTGGGGGTGTCGGCCACCGATGTGCACGGGCAAATCCGTCCGACCGAACAGGTGTTGCTCGATCTGGCTGACAAGTTCTCCGCCATGCCCGATGGCGCGGATAAAGCGGCACTCGCGGTCAAGCTCTTCGGCAAGGAAGGCCTGGCCATCATCCCGTTCCTGAACCAGGGGCGCGAAGGCATCACGGCGTTGATGGAAGAAGCCCAACGCCTGGGTCTGGTCATGTCTGAAGACGTGGCCCGCGCTTCGGAAGTCTTCAATGACAACCTCACGCGCCTGTCAGCCATCTTCGAAGGCGTGCAGCGCCAGATCGGTGCAGTCGTCATCCCGGTGCTGGCCGACTTCACCGAGCAGGTGATATTGGCGCAGGGCGAAACCGGTAGCTTCAGCAATGAACTGCAACGCATCACATCTAACCGCGAGGCCACGCTCGCGTTTCTGGAGTCGGTCGCCTCAGGCCTGGCCTTCATCGCCGAGTCGGCCGTATTGGCCAAGCGCGTGATTGCCCAGCCCTTCGACAGCCTGTCGGTGGTGGGCAAGGACATCGAGACCTGGTTCAAGACCGATCTCCTGCGCTCCATGAAGTCCATGGGCTATGACCCCAGGGTCATCGACGCGGAAATCGCCAAGCTGCAGGGCGCGCGTGACGACTCCGTGCGCGCGGCCAACGACCGGCTCTTCAACATCAACCAGAACCCGGGGTACGTGGACCGGGTGGCCAAGTTCTTTGATGAGCAGCGCCGCACGGTGCGCGTCATGGGTCAGAAATTCGTGCTCGACACCGAGGCCCAGGCCAAGGAAGTCCAGGCCATCTACGACAAGTTCCTGCCGACGCTACCGCGCAAGCCCCGGATGGAGTTGGATCTGTCCGGCTTTCAAAAGCCCAAACCCGCAGAAAAACTCAACGAAGGCGAAGCTTTCCTGAACCAGCTGCGCTCGCGCCTGACCCGAACGCAAGAGGGCGAAGCCGCCGAACTGCGTGCCCGTGCCTTGCAGATCGAAGCCAAGGGCTACAAGGGCGTGGTGGCCGAAGCCGAACAGTACATCCAGGTGCTCGAAGCCATCGAACGCCAGAAGGAAGCCAACAAAGCCTTCGATGCCTTTGAAAAAGAAGAGGCCGCCTCGCGCAAGATTACCGAAGGCCTGATCGGCAGCAACCGCCAGCGCATCGAAGCCCTGCAACTGCAGCGCGAGATGCTGGATCTGTCAGATACCGAGCGCGCCGTCCTGCAAGCCCGCACCGATCTGGAAAAGACAGCTGCCACCGCGCGCAAGGAAGCCAACCAGATTGAAGACGCCGGCCTGCGCGTACAGACGCTGGAGGCGATCAACGACGCCTTGGCGCGGCAGCTACCGATCGTCGAAGAGTTGGTCAGGGCCAATGCCGAGTACCAGCGCAGTTTTGAGTACGGCGCCAAGTCGGCCTTGCGTTCCTACATCGACGATGCGACCAACGCCGCCAAGCGAGCCCAGCAGGTCACGGTCAACGCCTTCCGCTCCATGGAGGATGCGCTCACCCGCTTTGTGATGACCGGCAAGCTGGATTTCCGCAGCCTGGCCGATTCGATCATTGCGGACCTCGTGCGCATCCAGATCCAACGCGCCATCACTTTGCCGCTGGCCAACTGGCTGGGCAGTGTGATCCCTGGGATGGGCGGCAGTACAGCAGGTGCCTTCCCCGCTGGCAGCAGCGACCTGATGGGCACCCTGGCCAACGTGGCTCACACCGGCGGGGTGATCGGATCCGATGCGCTCATGACCCGCTCCGTGCATCCGGGCGTCTTCGCCGGTTCCCAACGGTTTCACAGTGGCGGCATTGTCAGTGGTGAAGTCCCCATCATCGCCCAGGAGGGCGAGGCGGTCTTCACACGCGGGCAGATGCGTGCGCTGGGCGGTGCCTTGTCGGCCAAGTCCTTGCCACCCGCAGTGAACGTGCAAGTCAATGTGGTCAACAAGGCCCAAGGGGTGGATGCTCGGATCGAGCAACAGCGGCAACCCGATGGGGGTCTGCGCCTGGATGTGTTCATCGAACAGATCGAAGGCCGCATGGCGCGCGCCATCAGCCAGGGCACAGGCATTGCGCCGACGCTTGAACGCCGCTATGGCCTCAACCCAGCCATGGGAGCGGTGCGATGACCACGGTGAACAACCTGTCCGTCTGGCCGGAGACCCTACCTCCACCCCGGGTTGAGGGTTACAGCCTGTCGCCTCGGCCCAGTCTCTTGCGTACCGAGATGGAAACGGGCGCGGCTCGACACCGACTGCGCTCACTCTCTGTGCACTACCAGGTCCAGGCCGAGTGGCAATTCCAGCCTCTGGGCTTTGCAGTTTTTGATGCCTGGTGGGCCACGCAGACCCGCATGGGTGAGCAGTGGTTTGTACTGCCGCTGGCCGTGCCACTGGATGTGCAAGCCGTAGAGGCACGATTTATCGCGCCCTGGCAAGCCGAGCTGTTACCTGCACGCCGTTGGCGTGTGATGAGTCAACTGGAAATTCGTGATCTGCAGCGCTTGACCGCCGAAGAACTTGAGGCAGCCAGCGTCTATGGCGACGCCGGCCTGGCACTGGCTGATCGATTGAATCATTGGCTGCACAGCCAGATGCCGGGTGACGGCAGGACTTTCAACTATTTCTGAAAAGACCTATGACACTCAAAGATCGTCTTCAGACTTCGGTCACCCAGCTCGAATCGGATTCGCGATTGGTCCATGCCTGGGCGCATGGCAATACTTCCGCTGTGGTGACCACAGAGGGCGGCCAGGTGCGCTCGCCCGCCAAGCTCATCGCCGACAAAGATGCTGAGATCAACGCCACCATCGACAGCCTTCTCAGTCATGTAAAGGCTGAAGCTAATAGGGCGGCTGCATCGGCCACCTTGGCAGCTCAGGAGGCGGACGCAGCAGCTACTTCGGCTGATGAATCAGACACCGCCAAGACCCAAGCACAGGCATCGTCCGCTGCAGCGAGTATCAGTTCGGGGCAGGCTGCGGCTTTCGCCACTGATGCGGCTGAATCTGCTGCAGATGCAACTGCTCACGCCACAGCAGCCGCCGCATCCGAGCGCAACGCGGAAAGCTCAGCCAGAGAAGCCGCCACGTCGGCTGGCCAGGCATCCACCAGCGCGTCGCAAGCATCCAGCGCAAAGACTGCGGCTGCCGCCAGTGCTGTTTTGGCGGCAGAAAAAGCGCAGGCTTCATCCAGCTCGGCGGCCAATGCACTGACTTCAGAAGGCGCTGCTGCGGTAAGTGCGACGGCCAGCGCCAGTTCGGCAAACAACGCTTCTGCCTCGGCCATAGCTGCAGCGCAAAGTGAGGCCAATGCAGGGGCCTCGGAGAGTTCAGCACTGGATGCAGCTAGCCGCGCCAAGACCAGTGAAGACCGATCACTGATCCAGGCGCAAAGCGCCATTGCCGCGCGCAACCAGGCTGAAGATGCGGCCTATGCAGCGATCGAGCAGACCAGCGTTGCTCAGCAATCGGCCCAGTCCGCATCCACCCAAGCCAGCTCCGCTGCCCAGTCCGCCACGCAGGCGCAAGTGGCTGCTGCCACCAGCGCGGTCATGGCCAGCACCGCCAATGCCGCCCAGGAAGCGGCCACCAAGTCGGCGCAAAAGACGGCCTCGTCCGCCACCACGGCACGCACCCAGGCCAAGAAGTCCCAGCAGTCGGCTGATGAGGCGTTCGCCTTCAAAACCGATGCCCAGGCTGCCCAACTGGCGTGCAGCACCTATGTCGACCAGGCCGATGCTTTGGTCGCTGCGCCCTACACGCAAATGGCTGCGCATCTCATTGCCACTCAGGCAGTGGTGATCGAGCACCACGCGTTTACCTGATCCGAATCCTTTTAGGAGCCTTTCCATGGCTGAATCTGCCAGCGGTCTGATGACCGAAGTGGCGGCGCTCACGCACGCCACCACGCAACTGCTCAACACCGTCAATGTCCGCAAAGCGACGCTTGACGCCAGCGTCGATGCCGCAGCCGGCAGTGCTACATCAGCTTCCAACAGTGCCCAGGCCGCCAGTCAAAGTGCATCGGCCGCAGCCGCCACCCTGGACGAGACCGAAGCCGCCCGGGACACCGCGTTGACCTTTCGCGACCAGGCCGTGGCCGTGGTCACCAGCAACGACGGCTCTTTCGAGTCTGCCCCTGGCAAGGTGCCCGTGGCCGGTCTGGACGGTAAGGTCGACTACGACTACCTGCCCCTGGCCAGCCACAACGCCATCCTGGCCGAGGCCCTCGTCTCCGCCACCCATGAAAACCTGCGCGACTTCTTCGACGACCGCGAGGTCAAGTCCCAGGTCCAGACCAACACCAGCAATCTGGCAGGTCTGACCACCCGGGTCTCGACCGAAGTCGCCCGGCTGGACCAGAAGATCGACACGCTCGAGCCCGGCATCCCGCCCGCCTACCAGGGCTTGATCGAGCAAGACTTCCTGATCGATGGGTTCGAGTCAGCCTACACGGCTGAGATCCTGCGCGGCATGGGTGGCTCGGGTCTGTACAGCACCCGCAACTACTCGGTTGACGATGGCAACCAGGCGCTGCACCGTCCGTTCACGGTCACGTCTACTGCCCAGTTCCAGCACAACCACCCCAACTACTACCGCATGGTGGGCCTGGGCGAGCTGTGCGCCATCGTCAACGGCTACTACGTGCGCACCACGCACAACGACCCCACGCTCATCGATCAGGACTATCGCATCTTGAGCGCGCCGCCCGTGCCCACCAATGTCCTGGACAAGCCCACCGGCGTGAGCCTGAACGCCAACGGCACGGTCAGCATCGACACCGCCAATGACACCCAGGCGCGCTACATGCGCAACCTCTTCACCCAGCACCTGGAAGACACCCGGCTGGACCTGCTCTACATGGAGGTTTGGCTGGAAAAGCTCCCTGCAGGCGGTGACCTGAACACCCTAATCAGTTCCTTTCGCCACAAAGAAAACGCCAACCAGCTGCGCGACCTGCTCAATTTCGCTCAAAAGCTCAACTACTCCGGTGCCAAGGACCTCCCTGAGAACGGATCGTTTCGCTGCGGCGTCATCTCGTTGGTCAATGCCAACGGCACGCCCGAGTACGCCTACATCAACTACCGGCTGCGGGCGCGCGCCGTGGGCAAGCTCAGCACCCGCGTACCCAAGACCAGCTACAGCACGGGCGACCAAACGCCGCAGGTGTCCTTCAGCGTGGTCTCGGCCGCCGTGGGTGGCACCCATGGCCATGCGCTGGATGTGCCGCTGAACCCAGCCGAGATGAACAGTCTCATTGGCGGGGCCACGCTCTACATCGAGTCCAGTTACAACTATTCGCCGGCGTCATCGGTGGCCGAGAACCACAGCCACCTGTATGCCCTGAGCTGGAACGGCGCAACCCTGGTTGCGACCAACCTGGGTGCCCGCCGCCCGGACGATCCGGCCAACCAGTTCCTGGCGGTCAGCGGCACACCTAGCATCTCCAGCTACCGCAAGGCCGATGGGGGCATGGCCGGTCCCGTGGTTTGGAGCACAGCCGCCGTGCCGCACCAGCACCCGATGGATGTGCAAACGGTGCAAGACCGATTCCCATTCGATCTGTACAAGGCTGTCAACCACGTCATCGACAACGGCAACCGCTTCAAGCTAATCAAGGATGTGGAAGCGCTGAATCGCCTGCGCGAGAGCGGTATGCCCACGGCCGGATGGCTGCAGCTGGCCGAATCCGGTCTTGCTCGCTTCACCCTGGACCAGGACAGCATGGACGCGATCTGCGCCCAGGTCTGGGGGCTGGATGGTGAGGGTGCCTTCATCCCCGAGGTGATCGACTCCTACGGCACCAACTTCACCACCTACAACGTGGTCGGCGATGCCCAGGCGAATCTGGCCAAGTACAACCGCACCTACAAGATCGGTAGCAACGATGCGGCCGGTCGTACCACAGCACGGCGGGGCTTCAACGATCCGACGCTCTACGTGGCCAAGACCACGCTGAGCTCCGTGGTCGAGGGCTACAGCTTCATGATCCCGCTGGAGCTGATCGTGCGCACTCCTCTGGAGGTCTGGAACCCCTGGGGCCTGAACCTGATCGATGGCAACCCCGCCTCAGGCGGCTCGGGTGCCGGTACCCCGGCCAGCCCGTGGAACGCCGCCTATACCCAGCTTTGGTACAACCTGCTGCCGCCCAACTTCTTCTCGGCAGGCGCGTCTGATCCGGCCGACACCACCACGGGCGGTGTCTGGATCCTGGCTGCCAATGGCAGCGCCTACCCGGCAGACAACTCCGGGATCTTCATCACCATCGGTGGCGCGGCCGACTACCGCAACCCTGCGGGCAACACCATCTCCACGGTGTTTCGCCAGCGCTATGCCATTGCGCCCGTCTGGCACGAATTCACATACGCCAACGTGCAGCTCAACAACTTCAAGAACTCGGTGCGCGCGCTGCTCAAGGGCATCGTGAGCGGCAGTGTCTCGGCCGCCGACATCGACCACATCCTGTAAGCCGTCCCCACAACACCGTCCCAACATTCACCGGAGTCCAGCCCATGAGTCTCGAAACCGAACTGCAAAACGTCATCGCCGCCACCTCGGCCCTTAACCAAACTGTGCAGGGCAAGATCGACGCGATCAACAGCACCGTCAACGCGGCAGTCGCCACCAACGATGCCCGTGCCACCAGCGCCATCAACAGCGTCACCAGCGCGGTCAACGCGGAGCTAGGCAACATCCGCCCCTACAGCACCAACTATGTCTTCTGGAATACGCTCAAGCCTGCTGACCGCATCCGCATCTTTCCGGCCATGGTCATTGGCCACCCCTGGCAAGACGGGCAGTACGTGGCAGCAGACGCCGATGGCAAGAATCCTGTGGTGTGGGACAACGAGGCCGGCGGCTACCGCCCCGCCGACAGCATCAACCGCAACCCCTTCGTCGAGTGGGGAGCGATTGACGAGTGGAACGCCCACAGCACGGGTGATGTGGGTTATGGCAATGGCTCGGCCTATTCCCCGGTGCTCATGAATCCGGTGACCGGAGCGCCACTGACGTTTACCAACGCCATGGGCGAGACCGACTACTACCGCTGCTACGCCGACTTCAGCACCGACGGCATTCCCACCTCGGCCTGGCGCACGCTCTTGCCCTACGAAGACCTGCACGCCATCAGCAACCGCAAGGCCTATCTGGTGATGTCGGGCTCGGTGGTGGGGCACCCGGACCAGGTGGCGCGCACCTTTGTGAATGTGGGCGGCACCGAGCACGGCAACTACAGCGCCACGCATAGCTTCCAGTTGCAAGACTTGAATGGCGACGGCAACTGGGACACGGTGGTGCTCAATTGGGCACGGCCCCACATCTGCCGCCATGCCAACGCCCGTTCGCCCGCGGGCAATCCGGCGCGGGGTGATTCGCAGGCCTCCACCGGCCTGATCGCGGTGCAAGGCCAGCACTACGGCTCGGACGGCGGGCACCGCAACTTTGTGAACGTCACCACGAAGCAACTGGCCGATGACCCGACCATCGTGCCGGTGCCGTTCACCAACACCGACAGCTCGATCTACCAGGCCGCCTGGGCCATTCCGGTGGGTGATCTGGCCGTGGCCAACAACCTGCGCTGGCGTGTCTACAACTGGGGCTTCACCGGCCTCATTGTTGAAGGCTGGGGCCTGGCCTACATGTCCCCGGTGCAGCGCTGATTCCCACCCACTTCAGATTGAGGAGATTTCCCCATGTACGTCAAACGCAAAGACACCGGTGAAGAGCTGTTCCGTGGCCCGGCCAGCAGCGCCAAGGCCATCTATTGCAATGGCACCCGCCTGCTCGACCGCATCGTTGATACCACCGACCCGGACAATCCCGTTGAAATCCAAGCCGGTGTGCTGGTCGAACTCGAGCTCTGCTACGAAGACACCACCCCAGAAAAGCTTCTCTACCTGGCTGACACTGACTGGTACGTGGTGCGCGAGCAGGAAACCGGCAAACCCATGCCCGTGGACGTGCGCGCCCGCCGTTCGGCCATCCGCGTCTCGCTGTAAGGGGGATGCGCCATGCCCGATCCCACCCTGTCTGAAGCCATCCAGGAGGCCTACGCCCACGCACCGACGGACGCCATCATCCTGCACACACTGGAGCTGCGCCACCCCGACTTTCGCGACGACGCTGGCAATCCAACCGCCATCCGCGTGGTGCGCGACCAGGTCAATCTGACCGCCCGGCTGGAAGCGGATGCCCCGCTCAACGCAGGCCTGATGGTCACCTTCATCGCCATGGGTTTTGAGCTGGATCTGCCGCCGGTCGACACCGCGCCAGTCCCGGAAATCGTGGTCACGCTGGACAACGTCAGCCGCGAGATCGTGCGGCATCTGGATGCGGCGGCCGAATCCCAAGCAGTCATCGAGATCACCTATCGACCCTACCTGTCGAACGATCTGGAGGGCCCGCAGATGGATCCGCCCATCACCCTGATTCTGACCGAGGTGGAGGCCGATGTGCAGCGCGTTACTGCCCGCGCCCGGATGATGGACATCGGTAACAAGGCCTTTCCCAGCCGCACCTACACGGCGCGGGAGTTTCCGGGGCTGACGCGATGAGTGCCGTGCAGGCAACACAGCTCACCGACTTGATCGGCTTGCCGTGGGTGGTCGGCGCCCAAGGCCCCGATGCCTACGACTGCTGGGGTTTGTTTGTCACTGTGCAGCGCACCCACTTTCAGCGCTCCCTTCCAGACAACCCCGTCGATGCCACCAACTTGCGCGCCGTGCTCGATGCCTTCAGCGGTCACCCCGAACGCCAACGCTGGCAGTCCGTCAGCCAGCCAGAAGAGGGCGACGCCGTCCTCATGCGTCAATCGCGCTACCCGGTGCACATCGGCGTCTGGCTGGACATCGACGGAGGCGGCGTGCTGCACGCTTTGCGCCATGCCGGGGTGGTATTTCAAACCCTGGCGGCGCTTGATGCCCACGGCTGGCGCATCGAGGGCTTCTACCGTTTCCGTGAACCGACATGAGTCCGCAGATTTCCGCTGTACCAGTGCCCGCAGTACCGCGAGCCACCATCGTCTGGCCCCGAAACCCCTTCCATACTGCCGACAAGGACCTGCACACTGTGGAAGTGGGCAGCACAGTCGCCGACTGGATGCGGGCCCAATCGATCACCGAATTCCCGCTGCCCACTGTCTGTCTGGTCAACGGTCAGCCCCTGCTACGCCGTGACTGGGCCATTCGCCCGTTGGCCGCGCACGACGTGGTGGTCCTGGTCGGTCTGCCCGGTGGTGGCGGGGGTGGTGGCGGCAGCAACCCGCTACGGGTGGTCTTGTCGATCGCCGTGATGGTGCTGGCCCCCTATGCCGCTGCCGGCCTCATGGGCTACGGCATGACGGCCGCCGGCATTGCCGCCGCACAAGCGGCCATGGGCACCATCGGCTTTGGTCTGTTGGCCGCCGGTGTCAGTGTGCTCGGCGCCTATCTGGTCAACGCCCTGGTGCCGCTACCCAGTGCCAATGTACCGTCGGCACAAAACGCCCTGGCGCCCAGTCCGACCTATTCGCTGCAATCCCAGGGCAACTTCGCCCGGCTTCTGCAGCCCATTCCTGTCATTTACGGCCGCCACCTGGTCTACCCTGATCTGGGTGCCACCCCCTACACCGAGTACCTCAACAACGAGCAGTACCTGCACCAGTTGCTGGTCATCGGCCAGGGCGACTACGAGATTGAGGCTGTGCGCATCGAAGACTCGCCCATCCAGTCTTTCGAAGAGGTGCAAGCCCAGGTCATCCTGCCTGGTGGGCTGAACACGCTGTTCAACCACGACGTAGTCACGGCGCCCGAGGTGGCAGGCCAAGAATTGCTGGCCATCGATGACCCGGCCAACACCCGGGGAGAGTCGATTGGCCCTTTCATCGTCAATCCACCCGAAACCCGTATCGACAGCATCGGCGTCGATATCTTGTTGCCGCGAGGCCTCTTCTACGCCAACGACGCCGGCGGCCAGGACGCCAAGGAAGTGCGCTGGACGGTGGAAGCCCGGGCGGTGAACGACGAGGGCGAACCCACCACGGGTTGGCAGACGCTGATTAGCGGCACCAGCTACAGCGACTGGAGTGGCTGGAACACCACCTGGTCCACGGCCAGTGCCGTTACGACCCAGACCTACCACTCCGATTACGAGGGCGGTTACTACAGCACCAGCTACGGCCCGCCGCCCATGCCAGCCAACACTCTGACTGAGGAATACCAGCTGGGCGACTGCGCCAACCAAGACTACGAGTCGGGCATCTGCTACAGCTACTTCATCCAGCGCCGCACCCGCAGTGCTTACAGCCAGCAAGAGGTAATCAGCGCCGCCACACCCGACACCATCCGGCGCAGCTACCGCTACCCCGTCACGCCGGGTCGGTACGAAGTGCGCGTGGTGCGGCTCGACCACAAAGACACCCGTGCTCGGGCTGGCCACGAACTGCGCTGGGGCGAGGTGCGCGGCTACCTGGTCAACCCCAGCCTGCCGGCGGGCATCACCTTCCTTGCGGTCAAGATGCGCGCCACCGACAACCTGTCGATGCGCTCGAGCCGCCTGATCAACTGCCTGGTCACGCGCAAGCTGCCGGTCTGGAACCCGACCACTGGCTGGACCAGCCCGCAAGCCACGCGGTCCATCGCCTGGGCCTTTGCCGATGCGGTGCGGGCCGACTATGGCGCGAAGCTGGCCGACAGCCGAATCGACCTGGCGGCCCTTTACCGGCTGGACCAAACCTGGAATGCACGGGGCGACCAGTTCGATGCCGTCTTCGACCAGAAAGTCACGGTCTGGGAAGCGCTCACCCGCATCGCCCGCTGTGGCCGGGCGGTGCCCTACCTGCAAAGCGGCGTGGTGCGCCTGGTGCGCGATGAACCCAAAACGCTGCCGGTGGCCCGATTCACCACCGCCAACATTGTCAAAGGCAGTTTCAAGCTGCAGTACGTCATGCCCGGCGAAGAAACGGCCGACGCGGTGACGGTGGAGTTCTTCAACCCCAAGACCTGGAAGCCATCAGAAGTGACCGTGTCACTGCCGGGTTCTACTGAAGCCAACCCGGCCACTGTGAACCTGTTTGGCTGCACCAGCCAGGTCCAGGCCATGCGCGAAGGCAAGTACATCGCCGCTGCCAACCGCTTCCGCCGCCGGCTCATCACCTTCCGTACCGAGATGGAAGGCTTGATCCCCACATTCGGTGACCTGATCGCCATCAGCCACGACATGCCCGCCCAAGGCATTGAGGGCAACACGGCAGGGGAGAGCTCGGACGTGCCCTGGAGCCAACTGGCCCGGGTCATGGCCATCCGCCCAAGGGGCGAACAGGTCGAGATCGCCTGCGTGGTCGAGCACCCGCTGGTGCACACCGCCGACCAGTAAACCGCCAAGAAAGACATTCACCACCGGCCCGCCAGAGTAATCTGCGCGGGCCATTTGCTTTGGAGACCGCAAATGACAGACCACCACACAGAACCCGACTCCGCCATCACCCTGCGCCCGGACGATCTGGACGACCTGCTCACCCGTGCCGCTGAACGCGGAGCCGAGCGGTGCCTCGCCCACCTCGGTCTGGAAAACGGACATGCCGCGCGTGACATCCGGGAACTGCGTGACCTGCTGGAAGCCTGGCGCGAGGCGCGTCACACCGCCTGGCAGACCATCATCAAGGTGGCCACCACCGGTCTGCTCGCCGTCATCCTGGTCGGTGCCGCCATCAAACTCAAATTGATGGGCGGTGCGCAATGAACCCGCTCTTCACCTCCCTGGCTCCGGGCCTGTTTGAGGCCGGCGCACGCCTGATCGACCGGCTCATCCCTGACCCCGCCGAACGTGAGAAGGCCAAACTGGCGCTGCTGCAGGCCGAAGGCCAGCAAGCCCTGCAGGAAATGCAGGTGAGTCTGTCCGCCATTCTGGCCGAGGCCAACAGCCACGACCCGTGGACCAGCCGGGCGCGGCCGACCTTCCTGTATGTGATCTACGGCGTGATCCTGCTGTCGGTCATCGGTAGCATCATCGGCATCTGGTGGCCAGCCGAGGTCTTCCAGGCTGCAGAAAACCTGTCCAAGCTACTTAACGCGGTACCCGAGAGCTTGTGGTGGCTCTTCGGTGCGGGCTACCTGGGCTACACCAGTGCCCGCAGTTTCGACAAATGGCGAGGCGCGCCACGCTGACCGCTGTCAGAACAATCCAATCGATCAAGACCTCGTCTTCTTCATCTGCCTTCCCCGGCAGGTGGGGAGGGCGGGGTCTTTTGTCGTTTGTGGTGCGCATTTCTGCAGCATTGATTTGGCTTCTACGGCGAACAGCGCCTTCATCGGAGCATGCAGAACAAAGACGCCAAGCCAAGCAAGCACCCTGCTCAAACGCTCACCGCCACCCAGGTCGCCGACCGAATGGGGCTGACCACCCGCCAACTGCAAGACTTGCGGCTTCGCGGCATCGGGCCGCCGATCGCTCAGCGCGGGCTGTCGATCCACTATGAGCTGGCCGATGTGTGCGAGATCGAGCGGCACGAGGCGATGGCGATCATCGAGCAGGTGCTGGCCAGCAATCGGCCGTTGACCTTGCTGCGGGAAATGGCAGAGCATGGCAGTTTTAAGCTCTCGCCGATTCTGCAGCAGGTCAGTGTGCCAACGCCATCCCCATTCACGGAGCCCATCCCGGTACCTGAAACCCCGGCGCCCTCCGAATTGCCCGAGCCCGCAAGGGATGCGATCGCCCCGGCGGCAGAACCAGAGCCACCGTCGGCCACTCCACCCGCACTGACCATCATCACGTCCCCGACCACCGCCTGGTACCTCGTCCACACCAAGCCCCGGCAGGAAGATGTGGCCCTGGCCAATCTGCAGCGCCAGGGTTACGAGTGCTACCTGCCGCAGATGCGAATCGAACGCATCCGCCGGCGCAAAGCCGAGATCGCTACCGAGCCCATGTTCCCGCGCTACCTCTTCATTCGGTTGGACAGCAGCGACCAGGGCAAAAGCTGGTCGCCGATCCGCTCCACCCTCGGCGTGAGCCAGTTGGTGCATTTCGGCGCCCGGGCGGCCAAGGTCGATGACGCCCTGGTCGCACTGCTTCGCCAACGCGAGCAGGCGATGCCACTGGATGCCATGTTCCACAGCGGCGACTCGGTGGTCATCACCGACGGTCCGTTTGCCGGCATCGAGGCGATCTACCAGACGGCGGATGCCGACCGCCGCGCCTTCATCTTGCTCGAAATCCTCTCCAAACCCGTGTCGATGCAGATTGACACCGGGCGCCTCCGCAAGGCCGGCTGACCCTCCGGCGACCACCGTCGCTTTCTTCGCCTTTATTCCTTCTTTCTGCCCCGAACGCCTTGATACGTCTTGGCCTTCGAAGCAAACATGGCTCAAACGAATGAGCGCAGAAAGAACATGGCCACCGCATCCGAACCCACCGCCGAACCACAGGCAAATCCATCACCACCCGCCTTCCGCGCCGCCCAGTACGTGCGCATGTCCACCGAGCATCAGCAGTATTCGACCCACAACCAGGCCGACAAGATCCAGGAATACGCCGAACGCCGAAACATCCAGATCGTCCGCACCTATGCCGACGAAGGCAAAAGCGGCCTGTCCATCGACGGCCGCGCCTCACTCCAGCGCCTGATCGCCGATGTCGAATCCGGCAACACCGACTTCAACCTGATTCTGGTCTACGACGTCAGTCGCTGGGGGCGGTTTCAGGACGCGGACGAGTCGGCGTATTACGAGTACATCTGCAAGCGCAAGAACATCCACGTCGCCTACGTCGCCGAGCAGTTTGAAAACGATGGCTCCCCCGTCTCAACCATCGTCAAAGGCGTCAAGCGCGCCATGGCCGGGGAGTACAGCCGCGAACTCTCGGCCAAGGTCTTCGCCGGCCAGTGCCGGCTGATTGAACTGGGTTTCCGCCAGGGCGGCCCTGCCGGCTTTGGCCTGCGCCGCGTGCTGATCGACCAGTCTGGTGCCGTTAAAGGCGAGCTCAAGCGCGGCGAGCACAAGAGCCTGCACACCGACCGGGTGATCCTGATGCCCGGGCCAGACTTTGAAGTGGCCACCGTCAACCAGATCTACCGCTGGCTGGTGGAAGACGATCTGCCCATCGCCGAAATCGTCAAGCGCCTGAACGACCAGCCCATCTATACCGACCTGGACCGCCCTTGGACCTACAGCACCGTGCGCCAGGTGCTGACCAACGAGAAGTACATTGGCAACAACGTCTACAACCGCCGCTCCTTCAAGCTCAAGAAGAAGCACGTCGACAACCCGCCCGAGATGTGGATCCGCAAGGAGGGAGCGTTCGACGGCATTGTCCCTGTGGCCACCTTCATGGCCGCCCAGGAAATCCTGACCGAGCGCAGCAAGAAGCTGACCGATGCCGAACTGCTCGACCACCTCAAGGCCCTGTACGCGGAGTGCGGGCACCTGTCGGGCTTCATCATCGACCAGGCCAATGCCCTGCCGAGTTCCTCAATCTACAAGAGCCGATTCGGAAGTCTGACCCGAGCCTACGAACTGGTGGGCTACCACTACCCGCGCAGCACCGAGTTTCTGGAAATCAACCGCCGCCTGCGCCAACTCCACCCGGAAATTGTCAGCCGCACCGAACACACCATCGCCGAGCTGGGCGGCCACATCACCCGCGACCCCAAGACCGATCTTCTGACCCTCAACGACGAGCTGGTCATCAGCCTGGTGCTGGCCCGCTGCCAGACCGACGCCAACGGCCACCAGCGCTGGCGCATCCGGTTTGATCCTGCGCGGTTCGATCCCGACATCACGGTCGCCATCCGGCTGGATGCCGCCAACACCCAAGAGCTGGACTACTACCTGCTGCCCCGGCTGGATTTACCCGATCAGGAAATCCGCGTCAGCAACAAGAACAGCGCCGACTTCGAATGCTTTCGCTTTGACGACCTGAACTTCTTCTACGGCATGTCGGAACGCGAGCGCCTGCAGCGCCGTGTCTGA